GGGCTAGTGGGAGAGTATCTCACTTTACACAGATAAAGAACTACCCCGTACAAGGATTTGCTACAGGAGATATTGTACCGCTGTGTTTATTGCACATAGAATATCTTTTGCGAGGTAAAAATTCTTGCATAGTAAATACAGTTCACGACAGTATTGTAATTGACGTGCATCCCGATGAAGAAACGGAGGTAATCAGTATAATAGAAGGTACTAATGAGGAACTACTTGATCTAATTAATACTAGATGGGCAATAAATTTTAATGTTCCTTTACTTTTAGAAGCAAAAATAGGTCCGAATTGGCTTGACACTAAAGACGTGGCATGATATAACTATGGCTCATTCGCAGAAAACAAAGGAGAAATGTATGACACAATTAATGACAATAGACACAAACAATTATGCAGCTATGGCAAAGGCTATGGGTACTGCAAACGAGACTACAGGTCCAGCTAAGTCTAGTCAGTTAGCTAGACTACGCATTCATCACTCACCTATCATGGGTACTGCTGAAGTTAACGGTAAGAATGTTAATGTAGAAGTAATTGAGGGTGGAGCATACAAGCTAGAGATTCCAGATGGCCCGACTTACTATGCCTCTGGTATTAAGATGCGTCCATTCCTACAACGCTTCATGTATAAGCGTTACGTTATGGGTGATGCTAAGTCTCCTAATCGTTTTATCAAGAGTTTGATGACAGATGACAGTAAGATGGAATCTGATCTGAAGGATAACGATGGGGGCTTTAACTGTGGTAAACCCGCAGGTTACATCAAAGACTTCAAGGCTTTGCCTGAGAAGATGCAGGAGTTAATTAAGCAGATCAAACGTGTACGTGTTGTACAGGGTGTTGTCGAGTTAATTAATCCTACAGATGATAAAGGAGAGAAAGTAGACGTGGAGCCTACCCCATTTATTTGGGAGATTGATAACCGTGATGCTTTCAAGGAGATTGGAAACAGCTTTGCATCACTGGCTAAGATGCAGCGGTTGCCACCTCAACACATCATTACTGCTAATACAGCAGAACGCAAGATACCAACTGGTGCATCGTACTACGTGCCTGTGGCATCACTTGATGTATCCAATACTATTGATCTGACTGAAGAAGATCAGGTTTTGTTTGGAGACTTCATGGCGTGGATTGACAACTACAATAGTTACATCATCAACCAGTGGGCAGAGAAAGCTAACTCACGTATGGAGGAAGATGACATTGATGTAGTTGATGGTCTGGTGGACATTGAGTTAGACGATGAGGATGCAGCTTAATGAACCATCCTGCTGAACTAGCATTGCATCAATACATGGAGAATGCTGTCAAAGGTGACAGCACTATCTCTGACGATACCATTAAGCAAGTAGCTAATGATGTTGCTGATGCAATGCGTAGACAGTTTGGCAGTGGTAAAAAGAGGGACGATTTCAGATTACGAATGTCTAATGTGGGTCGTCCCACTTGCCAACTCTGGTATGAGAAGAATAAACCAGAAGCGGCAATACCATTTCCAAATACATTTATGATGAACATGATGCTTGGAGACATCGTTGAAGCTGTCTTCAAGGGAGTGCTTAAAGAAGCGGGGATTAAATATGAAGATAGTGAAAAGGTTAGCCTTGATTGTGGGAACACTACTGTTAATGGCTCATATGATATTGTCATTAACGATGCTGTCGATGATATTAAATCAGCTTCAGACTGGTCATATAGAAACAAATTTGAATCCTATGATACTCTTGCCAGTGGGGATGGATTCGGGTATATAGGACAGTTAGCTGGCTATGCTAAAGCCTCTGGTAAAAAGGTCGGTGGTTGGTGGGTAGTCAATAAAGCTAATGGTGCATTTAAGTATATACCCGCTACAGGTCTTGACCTTGATGCAGAGGTTAAGAAAATTAATGATACAGTAAAAACAGTAGAGGAGAATAAATTTGAAAGGTGTTTTCAACCAGTACCAGAGAAGTTTAGAGGTAAGGAGACAGGTAATCAAGTACTTAACGATGGGTGTAGGTTTTGTAGCTATCGTTTTGATTGTTGGTCTACTCTAACTGAAAGGGAAGCAGTAAAATCACAAGCTAAAAACCCACCTATAAAATCGTATATAGGAGAAGTCATTGCTGCATAAAGCTAAGAGAGCAGCAATAAAGCATGGGTATCGCAGTGGGCTAGAACATACAGTTTCAATCTACCTGAAGGAACGCAATCACAAGTTCACGTATGAGGAGATAAAGATTGAATGGGAAGACCTAGCCTACCGCACCTACACACCAGACTTTATTCTCGACAATGGTATTATTATTGAGACTAAAGGCAGGTTTACTGCTGCAGATAGACGTAAACATAAGGCAATAAAAAAGCAACATCCTAAACTTGACATTCGCTTTGTATTCACTAATAGTAGATGTAAGTTAAATAAAGGTGCTAAATCTTCTTACGCCGATTGGTGTATTAAACACGGTTTTCTGTACTATGACAGAATTATACCAGAGGATTGGTTAAAAGAGAAAGGTAAGAATAGGCATAGTAAGTTTATTAAGTTTAATGGGACTAAGGTAAAAAGGAGATAAAGCTATGGACATAGAAAGAATTAAAGAGAATATAAATGACGAGGACTTTATTATACGAATAAGACCATTTGCTGATGACGATGGTAAGTGGACAGGAGAAGTTGATATATCAGTTATGGCTTTCGCTGATAACCCTGTTGATGATGATGACTATGAACAGCTAATGCATTTCTGTAAAATGATGTGTGCTTCTGTGCCTCTCATGCAAGAGAGCAAGGATTTACGAGAATTAGCACATGAATATGTAATAAATTATGTTGACACAGAGATGGGTATTGATGTAGAACTAGAAGAAGAAGTGGGCGTAGAAAAAACCTACGATGGTAATATTGTACATCTAAACTTTAACACTAAGACAGGAGGTTCCGCATGAGTAGACACGAGGATTACATGAAGTTGCTAGAAGAGAAAGAACGGGCGGGGAAAGAAGCGTATAGCGGAAAAGTAATAGACATGGTAAACAGCCCACCTCACTACAACCAGACAGGTATAGAGTGCATACATGCTATCTCTGCTGCAACAGATAAAGGATTTAAGTATTACCTACAGGGTAACGTAATGAAATACCTATGGCGTTTTGATTATAAGGATAAGCCATTAGAGGATTTGCAGAAAGCTAAATGGTATCTAGATAAGTTAATTGAAGAGGTGATGGCAGATGGCAAGAGTTAAACTGTTTATTACCATAGACGTAGATGAAGAAGAGTACCCTGTACCTGCTGATGGGCAGGTTGGGGAAGAAATAGAAGATGGCATACGTGAATACTTTTATGATGTAGACGGTGCTGACATAAGAACAATTAGAACTATTATGGAGTAATGAAATGATAAGCAACCAATTACCAACAGACTACCAAAACTTTATTGCTCTTTCCCGATACGCACGATGGAAAGAAGATGAACAGAGAAGGGAGACATGGAGTGAAACTGTCGCTAGATACTTTGATTATATGGCTAGGCATTTACGTGATAGTCACAACTATAAGCTATCTGATTCACTGAGAGGTGAGTTAGAAGAGGCTGTACTCAACCAGAGTGTCATGCCTAGCATGAGAGCATTGATGACATCAGGACCAGCCTTAGACCGCTGCCATGTAGGTGGATACAACTGTTCCTACGTGCCTGTAGATAGCCCTCGTGCTTTCGATGAGACCATGTATATACTCATGTGTGGTACAGGGGTAGGCTTTAGCGTTGAACGCCACTGTATAGACAAGCTACCCACCGTAGCGGAAGACTTTCATCGTACAGATACCATTATCAAGGTTGGCGATAGCAGACCCGGCTGGGCAAAGTCACTGAAAGAACTTATTGCTATGCTGTATATAGGGCAGATACCAGCATGGGATGTATCAGAGGTACGTCCTGCAGGTGCTAGGCTCAAGACATTTGGTGGTAGGGCATCAGGTCCACAGCCATTGGTTGAGTTATTTGAGTTTGTTGTACAGAAGTTTAAGGGTGCAGCAGGTCGTAAGCTATACCCAATTGAGTGCCATGATATTATGTGCAAGATTGGTGAAGTGGTAGTCGTAGGTGGAGTACGTAGGTCGGCACTCATTAGCTTATCTAATCTCAATGATGACCAGATGGCTCACGCTAAGTCAGGTAAGTGGTGGGAGTATGAAGGACAACGTGCGTTAGCTAATAACTCTGTAGCATACAAAGTAAAGCCTGAGATGGGTACGTTCATGCGTGAGTGGCTGTCATTGTACGACAGTAAGTCGGGTGAACGTGGTATCTTCAACAGGCAGTCAGCTATCAAGCAAGCAGCTAAGAATGGTAGACGTGATACAGACCATGACTTCGGTTGCAACCCCTGCAGTGAGATCATCTTACGCCCATACCAGTTCTGTAATTTGTCAGAGGTAGTAGTGCGTGAAAGTGATACACCTGATACACTCAAGGAAAAGGTACGACTAGCTACTATCCTTGGTACGTTCCAAGCTACGCTAACTAACTTCAAATATCTACGTAAGATATGGAAGGATAACACAGAGGAAGAAAGACTACTTGGTGTATCATTAACAGGTATCATGGACAACAACCTAACAGCTACGGCAGGTGATAAACTTGCTACCGTGCTTGAGTTGCTAAAGGATACTGCAGTGCAGACTAACGCAGCAGTAGCAAAACAGCTTGGTATTCCACAGTCTACTGCTGTCACGTGTGTAAAGCCTAGCGGCACAGTGTCGCAGCTTACTGACGCAGCATCTGGTATTCACGCAAGACATAACCCATTCTACATACGTACTGTACGTGGTGATAATAAAGACCCACTCACACAGTTCCTTATGTCACAGGGTATACCAGCAGAGGCAGATGTAATGAAGCCAGATAGCACAACAGTGTTCAGCTTCCCAATGAAGTCACCTCAAGGTGCAGTCACTAGGACACAGATGAATGCTATTGAGCAGCTTGAGTTATGGCTTACTTATCAGCGTCACTTTTGTGAACACAAGCCTAGTGTGACCATTTCTGTGAAGGAGCATGAATGGATGCAGGTAGGCTCTTGGGTATATGACCACTTTGATGAGGTATCAGGTATCAGCTTCTTGCCATTCAGTGAACACACATATCAGCAAGCACCTTATCAAGATATAAATGAAGATGAGTACAAAGAGTTCTTGACAAAAATGCCAAAGAGTGTAGACTGGTCATTGCTTCAGGAGTTTGAGAAAGAAGATACAACTTCTGGTGGGCGTGAGTTAGCCTGTACTGCAGGTGTGTGTGAGATTGTGGATATAGAGGCAGCGTGATATGAATTGCTGGCACTGTAACGCAGAGTTAAGATGGGTAGGAGACCATGATGCAGATGAAATGACGGACGATAGATATACTATACTTAGTTGTCTTGAGTGTCCAGAATGTAAGTCTTGGGTTGAAGTTTACTACCCTAACCCAGAGCATGAAGACCACAAGTAGAAAGGAGAACCGATGAAAGAAGTATTAGTAAATGCAATACGTTCCCACCTAGCAGGGAACATTAATAAACACCTAGCAAATATACAGGTGTACATGAATAGCACAACAGGTATCGGTGAACACTCCGATATTGTAGAGACTATAGAACTGGAACTTGAACAGGTGGCTAACTACCACGATAAGTTAGAGATGCTTGTCAAGTATTTTATTCAACCTTCAACTAATGAAGAGGAGACTAATGATGCTGAACCTACTAAAGAAAAATAGTGAAGAGAAGGTAGACTTGAAAGACTACACAAAAAATGACGCTAGATTTGAAGACGGTGAGTGGTGGTACATTCGGCCTAACGGCAAACGAGAGAGAGTAGAATCTCATGCCCGTAAGAATGTAACTAGGATGTTTGTTGATGGTAAGTACATACCTAAATCGCATCCTCTGCATAAACCGGGTAACTTTAAATCTCTTGATGACGCATGGTCACATAACAAAATTGAAAGTGTGAATGAAGGAGAAGTGTACATCATCGTTAATGATGCGTGGCCTGAGTGGGTTAAAGTTGGTAAGGCTGTAATCTCTGAAGACAGGCTTAAAGGCTACCAGACATCTTCACCATTTCGTGATTACAGAATTGTAGCTACTTTGTCTACAAAAAACAGGCACGTGAAAGAACGTGAGATGCATAAAGTCTTTACTCACTTTGCTCAAGAACGTAGAGGTGAGTGGTTTAAGATTGACAACGTAACAGCAATTAAGCTGTTCAACTACCAAGTACAGGAGAATGAGAATGCGGCGTAATGGCCTAAGTAAGTACGATGCTCCACTCAAGATACAGTTTGAGTGGGGCTATGAAGCCTTTAAGAAAGGTAGGTGTAGCAGGGCTAAGAAGGGTTTCTTCATGGCTGACAGCGGCATGGACAGGAATACTATGCAGCATCGTGAGTGGGTACGTGGATGGAATACTGCATTCTACGATAACCTTGAGAGGATATTGAAACATGAACAAGCTAGAGCAGGAAGCTAACAACTGGATGAAGGAGAGAAAAATGATGAGTAGTATTACAGCCACTGAATACCAGATACGTGCTGCTGAGACTGCCATCTTCCCAAAAGAAAAAGCCCTTGAGTATATCACTCTTGGGCTTACTGGTGAGGCTGGTGAGATTGCTAATAAGGTTAAGAAATTAATACGTGATGGTGCTGATATTGAAGGATACAATGATAAGCTGAATCAGATAGGTGCAGAGTTAGGAGATGTCCTGTGGTACTGCGCTATGCTTGCAAAAGAAGTGGACATGAATCTTGGTAGCATTATGGAAGGTAATCTTGAAAAGCTGGCAGACAGGAAAGCTAGGAATAGATTACAGGGTGATGGTGACAATCGTTAGTAGAAAAGGGGGCAATTAAGCCCCCTCTTTTATTATCTTTCTTCCTTAATTCCTTTCACTATTTTTAGTATAGTACGTATATCTTGAGTAGTGCCTAAATTTACAGGGGGTTCACCCAAGGATCTTTTTATAGCGGAAAGTCTATTCATAGCAATTAAACGCTTATCTCTAGCAACCCTACGCAGTTCATTTACTGCCATAACGTACCCCGGATTTGACGAACCACTAAATTGAGCAGATTTCAAGGAATCAAACATTGCCCGTTTATTGTTCTCTATTCTATTTCTCTGCTCAAGTAAAAAGATTTTTTCACTAAATCTTCCTTCTTCTTTCATTTCTTTTTTAATAAGTGGAGCATCTTCCATAACCATTTTTGCAATATCTGGCAATAGTTCATTGTGTAATGCGTTCATTGTATTATCAATAATATCAATACCTGTCTTAGAGGCAAAATCATAGTCTACATACTGTAACGATTTTAGATACTTCTGCCACTCATTGTCACCTTGTTCGATGTTAATACCTAGTGCTAGTTTCCATGTCGGTCCTAAACGCCTCTTTTCTCCCAACATTGGGAAATTACGTACTGGCGCATCTTTTTCAGCTTCAGTTGATATAAAACCACGAGTAGCAAAAGGTATTGCAAATCCTTTTACAAATTTTCCACCACCTGATAAATTAGGTTCACCTTCATAAGTTTTATACCTCATATCACGCATACCTAGCGCACGTTCTGTATCAAGAACCATTGTGTATGGCTGTAGCATACGTGTTAGAGTGTTACCAAACATCTTGCCAAATGCTTTTGCGGATTCATCCGTTTTTAATGCATCATTATCTTCTGCAAACATATTAGACACATCGCTTAATATGTCACCAAATGTTTGATTGTTCCTAAAGTTTGTACCTGTTAGTGATTTAACCCCATTTTGAAAGTTCCGTCCTCTGTTCATAAACAACCATTCAGTCAATAGATCGGTCCCGCCTTTATCTAGTTGTTTTTTAGCTTCTGCTAAATAAAGAGCAGGAGTAAGTGGAAACTGTGGGTCTATGTTTGTTGTAGTACCATCTACATTAGCTATTTTATTATACTCTTCTGGAGCATCATCACTTGTTCTATACTCGTAGGCAGCGTACAATGCAGCTAAACCTACTAAATTTCTGGCTACCTTATCCGCATCCTTGACGGTATTTCCCTTTCCTACAGCAATACGCATAGCGGGTACTACACCACCACCTACGCCAGAACCAACGTATTCCATAGCTTTAAACATAAAACGTGGAAAAGGTATGGCTATAGTACTGCCCGGAATTGAATTAAGTAATTTAAGGGCTGCTTTAAAAGGTTTAAAGTTAGGTGGAGATGCATACGTCTTATCCAACGCACTTTCAACAGCATCAGTCGCTAGTTCAGCAAAAGATGGCGGTGGATTATTCCCACGAGTAGGTCTAAGAGTAGGTGAATCATTTATCAATTCTCTTATTTTACCTTGTTGGATTGCTTCTTCTAAACTGATGCCCCATTCACGTTTAAGGTTTCTACTAAGATCAGTAAGGAAATAAGCATTACGACTGAGAAATTCTTGCGCACGGTTAGGTGCATTTATAGTATCTACAAAATCTTCAAGAGGATTAAATACAAAATCTGAAATACCACCTTCACCCTTACCTGTAGCTTTTTGAGCCTCAACAATTTGATCTCTGTACCTAGTTAATAGTTTAGCATTTTCAGGCTGCTCAAGTATAAACTTTGTACGTTCATCCGATTTTAATGGATTTTTCATATGCTTCCAGTAGGCAAAGCTATCGCCTATAGCACTCTTGCGAGACAAAGGATTAAAAGCGTTAACTGTGTCAAAAACAGCTTCCCTTGCACCCTTCATATCACCTGCTTTAGTTTTTTGTGCAGCACGTACACCACGAATAATAGCTTCCGATAAAAGATTTGTCATACCTTCTAGTGGCATACGAATAATAGTAGACTCTAAGTTTCTTGCAGCAGTAGCAAATGCAGATACCATTAGACCACGAGCTAAATTTTCAGTTCTACGTATATTCTGACCAAGTTTTTTAGAACCCGGAATAGGAACACCTTTACCTTGCAACCATTCTAGCATACCTTGTGCGTTATCTAATTCATCCTGCGCTTTTTTACCAGCAGGTCTGCCACGTTTATATCTACCCATAAACTCGCCCATAGCAGAACCTTTTTCAAGGACTTGACCAGCTTTACGTAAACTGCCTACGGTCATAAAAATGTAGTCATTTAATGTGAGATTGTATTTATCTAATATTTTAAGTAAGTCATCAGATGCAATTAAATTTCCTTGTACTGTTTCTTTAAACAAGGTTTCCATTACATTCTTGCTGCCCTTAAAAGCATTAGGATTCATAGCTTTTACTTCAGCTACTGTAGCAACTACAGCGTCCATTTTATCAGGATTAAAAATAGGATTACGATAACCCGCAGGGCCAACGCCTAAATCCCAAGCAACATCATCATCTAAATCAAGATCGTTGAGTTTATCTAAGCCTAGTTCACGCATCTTTTCATAGTCTATATATGTTTTACCTGCTACTGTTTTAGATATAGCACCTTTTTCTAATTTGTTTTCTACTTCAAATTGTTCAATAACGGACTGCCGTATATCATCATTCTCTTTTGCTTTGGCTCTAGCTGCTGCACGTTTTTTATCTGCAACAGTACGTGTCGCTTCACGAACCTCACTAATAGTCATTTCACCAGATTCTTCACGTGCTTGCCTAGACTTTTCCGCACGAGCAATCATATCTGGTGTCATAGTATCTGTATTAACTCTTTTGACATCCGCACCTACAGCACGAACAGCTTTCTCTGTTAGTGTACCTTCTTTAAGTGGCGCACCTAATAAGGATGTACGAGGTACAACCATATCCTTGCCTTTAGTCATGGCTTTCATTTGTGCTTTCATTGCTAGTTTAGCCATAGCTGTAGACCCAGCAATAGGTGCGTCAGCTACCATTGCTACGTCAATTAAGTCACCAGTAAACCTACGCCCTGATGCTTTAGGGCTAAAAGGTATCAGGTCTTTACCTGTTAAGCCTGTAAGTCTTTCAAATGTGCCACCCTCTACAATCCCATCCTGTACTGCTAAAGTAAGTGCTGCCATTGCATCAGATGTAGTTTCACCTGCTGCTGTTAAGCCTGTATTTAGTGACCGCATAGTACGAATAGTAGGCTTAACCAAAGCACCATCTACGCCTTTAGCTACCACACGCACAAACGGACGGAGATAATCTGGTACATACTCTACCAAAAACTCTTCGTCCGATAATACATCATCAATAGGCGAATCTGATAACTTACTTGCAGCAGCAGTTCTCTCATAGTTAAATAAATCTAGTTCTTCTTTGGGGAGTTTTGCCGCATTGGGATCAATCGGCTTGGGTGTGAAGTCTTCGTCCACGACTTCTGGTTCCGTGACGATTTGCTCATCATCAGCGTCCAATGTAATTTCGTTTAAGGCTTCTTGTAAACTACGTTTACGCCTACGTCTAGGTTGTGGGTTAGTTTGGTCATTGTCTTCATCTTCAGTAGACAACTGATCTAGTGCATCTTGCAGTCTCATTAAAAGTCTCCTGCAGAAACCCACTCACCTTGTGTGCCGTACATAGCAATAAAAGAAGTACCATTAGAATCTTTTATTGTTGCAATATCGCCCGGTTGTAGATTGCCACTCTTTTGCAATGCTGCAAGTTCTGTGGCAGTTTTTACACCAAAATTAATATTTCCTTGAGACGCACCTGTAGATTTAGCTTTGGCTCTTGGTTGACCTTCATTTGAAAAAGTTCCTTCTTGTGACCACTGCCGTAGTGTGTTTTCTAACTGCTGGTAGTTTTGTGCAGAAGATGTTCTACCTGTATTGCCTGATGCCCCATATAACGCTTCATACTGATCTGTTGTATTCGCTAATGCAGTGTAGTAAGCAGGACGTTTATTTGAAAAATCCCATTCCCAATCACCTGCAGAATTTAACGAACCAGAAATGTTAGCTGATTGAACATTATTTTTAAGTAGCGCAGCAAATCGTTTTGGTGCTGAACCTTTTGACCAGTCTGTAGTCGTTGTTGCATCTTGAGCAGTAATCATATTAGCAACACCCGCTGCCCGTGTATCCAAAGCATTGGCACGAGCAATTAGGGAATCTCTAGTTTGATCTTCTGGTTCTAGAGAAGCCGCTTGATCTCGTAACTCATTAGCTTGATTTACAAGGGTAGCTTGCAATGCTTCTAAATTTGCGGGGTTTCTAGTTTTAACAATCTTAGCTTCCAGCAAATCTAGTGCAGCTTGTTCGTTGGCTGCTCCATATTTTTGATAATTTTTAATTTCTGCGTCTAGTTTAGTGCTTTCAAGAACACTCTTTGTTGTGTCTTGTTCTGTTAATTCAGTCTGTGCTTCTTTTAATGCAGTTGAAGCATATCCAGCATCTATTTCTTGTCGTAACTTTTCTGGAAGCACTTTGTTAGTAATTTCAGCAGCAGTTGCCTGTGCGTTAATTAATTTAGCTTGAGAACCTTTTACTTCTGTTCCTGCCTCAATGCTTTCAATTTCCGCACCAGTTTTATCTAAAGTAGCCTCTGCCTGTCTAAACGCAATTATATCAGAAGCAGTCATACCACCAAGACCTTTAACAGTAATACCTGTGTCACCCGGAACAGGACCACTATAATCTGCTGGCATAGAAGTACCTGCTACACCTTGTAATCTCTCCAGCACATCACTTGTATCAATACCAGTAATAGGAGTTTGTGTACCAGCAGAAATTCCAGATGCCAGAGTTTGCAAATCTATGGTAGAAGGAGCCATTCTTGTAGCATACTCTTTTGCTTGATCTGCTATAGAAAGAATATCGCCTGTTGCACCCCCTTCTGGCATAGTAAATAGGTTTTGAGCAAACGATTTCGCATCAAAATTTTTAGGGTCTTTAGACATAGCTTGACCACTTTTTACAGCCTCTTCAAATCTATCCGTTTCATCAAGACCCCCGGATAAAAGTGTTTGTATCTGACCATCAGATAAACCATAACTGTTTTTAAGTCTTCTGGCTCTTTTATTATAGTTTGTTACAGCAGCCATACGTTCTTTACGCACAGTAGCAGCTTCTTTTGCTAAATTTGCTGCCGTATTTTTAATACTTTCCCTATATTCTTCATCAAGTTTTGTTATATTTTCGGATGCTTTTTTAGCTGCTCCCGCGAGAAATGATTGTAACCTAAAAGCCATACTACATTACTCCCTTACGAGACATCAAACCTTTTGGTTCTGCTCGTGCATCTTCTTGTTCTTCATTTTCTGACATAGCTTCTTCTAAAACTTCTTCATCTATACTGGATAAGTTTGTCATAACTTTATTTAACATACTAGCGTCAGGAGTTTCTTGGGTATCTGCGTCCCCTACAACGTAAGATACTTTTGCATTCTTAGCAAGACCTTCCATTAACTCTACTAAAATAGGATTAATTAATATTCCTACATCTACTGTATGCAAACCCTGCATTACTCCACCTAAAGTTAGTGTTTCAGCAAGAGCAGTTAAAGGTACGCCAGTTTCAATAATATCAAGTAGACGAGCAGCCATCTTTGGCTCTACTAAACGAGAGATATAAAAATCCATACCTTCTTCTAGTGTAGAATATTCTGGTGGACTTTGCCAAGGACGAGAACCGGGTTCAGATGTTAAACCCTGACCCGGAATAGGAGCATCAAAATTTGGGGCTTCACTAAATGCCATTATACACTTTCCTCAATGCTTTCATCCACAAGCATAGCTTCACGAATATCTAAAATATAATCTAGCACTCTTTGGCTTTCATTTCTAGTAGTTTCTTCACTTTTAGTTCTTGATTGTAACACATTATTAGGAGAAAGTAAACCTTTTCTAGTCTGTGGTTCTACAGATGCTTTATCTCTTTGAAATTGAGAAGCGGCATTACGCATATTCCTAGTGCTTAACACGGCAGGTTGTCGTTCAATGCTCATTTATTGTTCTCCTAAAATCCGAATAGCTTACCAGCAATCGTACCACCCATTTGACTTGTAAATAAATCGCCAAAAAATGCACCGATTGCTCCGCTTTCTTCTGCGTTAAGTTTTAACCGTTGCATATCAGCACTTGTTTTGGCTGACAATTCACCTAACGCCATTTGAACTACTCTATCACTGTCATTTTCTGCAGAAGTCCATGCCCATTCCATAACGTCATTATAATAGTTCCAAAGATTATCATAGGCGGTTTTACTAATGTCTAATACTGCATTAGCATTAAGTTCGTTAGCACGATTAACTGCAGCAGTATCTGCTGTAGCTATCTGCCTACGCCACTGTGCGTTAGACTGCGCAATTACTAGCTGGTTCTGCGCATTAAACTGGTCACGCTGGTTATTCATTTCTGCATTAAAGCGTTGTACTGTATTAGCTTGACCCGCATTAAACTGTGCCTGTGCATTTTGTTGTGTAGCATTATACTGATTAGCTTGCTGTCCTAAGTTCTGAAAGAATTGATCGGTCTGGTTCTGGCTAGTAGCATTGAACTGACGTGCCGCATTCTGCGCAGCCTGATCTGTAAACAATGACTGTGTACGCTGTTGTGCCTTAAACAACTCTGTCTGTTGCTGATTAGATAGGTTAGCCATATCCATCTGCAAAAAGCTATTAGCATTCTGTACTGCTGACTGCTGCCTGTTATTTAAATTAGATGTATCCATCTGTGCCAGTGCAGCAGCTTCAGCCATGACCATTGCCTGTGAGTTAGACAGGTTGTTCAGGTTCATAGTGTTAGTAGCACGAGAGTTCTCTAGCTGTACCTGCTGTTCAGCAGTAAAGTTCATATTAGCTATGTCACCAATACGTGCAGAGTTTTGTACTCGTGTCTGGAATGCTTGGTCAAACTCCATGCCCATAAACTTAGCACGTTGCTGTGCAGAGTTCATTGCAATCTGTTGTCTGTTAGATAGGTTCTGCCCTTCAAACTGTGCTTGTATCTGTGCATCTGCCTGTGCAATAGGCAATGCTGATTCCATTGCAGCTTGTACGATAGCCTGACCAGCTATAGATGATGCACCTAAACCACGTGCAGCCATTGCTGCGTTGGCATTACGGATAGCACCTGCTGCCCATGCTGGTGTATTACCACCAACAAACTGTTGCATTAAGCTGTCTAGCTGTCCTTGCACCATAGCTGCTTGTGTAGGCGTAGTCTGTGCAGCCTGTATTTGTTCAGTAAAGTTAGCCGCTACAGCAGCATCAGCTACACCAGAGATTAACTCACCTGATTGTATCTGTCGTTGTACTGGACTGTTTATAAGAGAAGCATTACCCTGTGCTGCCTGTAGATTACCTACAGATGAGGCAGTCTGTTGTGCTGCAGTTACCTGCGCACGTGGGTCTGCAGGATTAGCTTGAGCAGCCTGTGTAGCTTGCATAGCTGCATCCACTGCAGGAGCAGCTTGTTGGGCTTGCATTACATTAGCTGCAGTAGTGGTAGGACCAGTAGCTTGAGCCGTTATAGCCTGTGCTGTAGGGACAGCAACGGAGCCTGTAAGTGTACCTGTACCCTGTGCTACTTCTTGGCTAGAATCAGTTGGAGTTGCAGCAGCTACAGTTACACCACCTACAGGTACACCGGGATTATACATACGCTGTACAGTTGTATCACCTATAGATGGGTTTGTTACAGTACCACCCGGTGCAAACTTCTGTACCACACCACCACGTGCCATCTTCTGTGCAGCATTAGTATACATATTCATCTGTTGCTGCCGTGCAGGGTCTTGTTCAATATACTGTTGGAACTGTCCCATGTCACCCTGATAGCCCATAGCTTGAGCAATCTTATTCATGGCTTGTGGTTTAAATGCTTTAAATTGCATCATTTATTTAATGCCCTATCAAGTTTATCTTCTACACGATGTAATGCTTCCATAACACGGTTCATGTCTTCACGTAACTCTGTACGGGTAGCGTATTCTTCACGTGTCCTGTTCATTAATATATCTATTCGCTTTATCTCTTTAGACTGTCCACTAAGATACCATGCACCACTCATTACGACTATACCGATTAAGGTATCTATGATGTGTACCATATCCATTAGTCAACATCTGCTATAGTTAGTTCGCCAGCGTCAATCTTGGCTTGTATGTCGTTAGGTAAACTGTCCTTATTAGCACGGAGCCACGCTTGGAACTCAGGGTCTACACCAATGCAACTCCTTGTGTTATCATCTTTTGTATAGATAACTTCATTGTCTACAGTTGTTGAATGTACACTATAACTCATAGTTCAGCACTCCATGCTAAGAAAGTATCGGCAACTCTTAATCTGCCCGTGCAACCTTGACCTTGTGTTCCACCACTAGCATGAGCAAAATACACAGAAGCACCTGTTGTATTTGCATTCACAAAAGTGGGAACAGCATTACTAATAATTACACTGTCATTATGTGTTATATCAAAATTTCCTGCTGTGGTAGATGTCTCTACTGCTGTAGGATGTGACCTCATTTCTACTGGAAAAGGTACAAATATCCGTGCTTGAGTAGTTGTAGTTTCAAGACCCGAACCTATTTCAATTGACCCATAGCTATGTTGAACTTTAAAATAGTACCGCTGACACTTGGCTAACGTAGTTCCTATGTCTTCATGCTCAAAAGCGGTGGCTACATCTCCGACTTCAAGCTGCACTCCAGTAAGCTGCCATGTTGAACTATTGGTTGCCGCCAAATTTACTTGGTCAGATTTAGCCATGTAAAATCCCGCTTGATAAGCGTCAAGAGTGCTTGATTGATAAGTTGAGCCAGTTCCTAGTGACCACATTAAATGGATTCCAACAGCATTTGTAGTTAACCAAGTTCCAGTTTGGTCTCCAATTATTGTAATAGTTTTCTTTTCCCAAGTATTTGCAGAATCTATAGTATAACCCTTAAGTAATGTGCGGTCTGCTGCGTTATTAAATACACTAATATAATACTGACCAGTGAGGCTAGATTTTACATAGAATGTTAGCGTAAGGGTTTTAGCGTTAGAAGTCCCCCAATTTAAATTACTTATATTTTTTCCTTCAATAGGCTGTATTACTCTATGAAATTCAGTAGAGCCTAGAGATGAATCAGCAGTCGTTACCGTCAACTTACTAGAATATTCAAATCCAACTGGTGCATCAGCAACTCTTTGAGCAGTAAATTCTGCTCCACTGGCTTCATTAACTCTAAAACGGTCTGCAATGACACCTGTTGTAGCATTTCCATTTACTACTGTAAAAGAAGACCCACTATGGCGTTCATCAATAGTCATCGCACCATTGATAATTAAATTCTTATCGCCTAACGCCTTTTGCCCACCAATCAATGCGGCTAGTTCTGCAGCCTTACTCATGCTAGGTCTCCCGTTACTTTAACGCTAGTAAAATCACCGTCTGAATATTGAGGCACACTGTTATAAGTTCCTATTCTTACAGTTGTTGTAGTTGGGTCAGTGCCGCTGAAACCTGCCGAATCATTTATTACAGACATATATCTGCTTGCAGCAATATCTATGCAATAACTTATATTATTCATTGCATTTGCGTAAGTGCTAGTAAAATTACCAGTTCCATTATCAGTCAGAGAAGAACTATTAAAGCTGTCTCTTATGGCTGCTGTACCTGTACCATTAAAACTTGCCCAAAACTTTGCTGTACCTTCTGCAACAGTAGACGTAGCCACGCTGTTATTACCGCTGGCATCCTTTAATGTATTTACTCTAAGTTCGCTTGCCATTATGCTAGGTCTCCAAATACAACTATATAATCTTCTGTAATATCCTGATTTGCACCTGCAGCAGAACTGGTTTCAAACTCAACATTTGTTGTTGTTTCTGCCCAACAAGTAGAGATAGTGTTGCCGGGGTTTCCATCAGCGTACCCTGTAGCAATTATAGGGTGATAATTTGTGCTAGACATTGTATTTGTCATTACTACATTATGATGCCCTGTACCTTCATCATTTGCAGAACTAATATTGAAACTTTCATTTATTCCAAATGTATCTACGCCCTGAACAGAAACTCCTGCCTTTGCTAATCCTTTTTGCAAATTAATTGTGGTGCTGCCCTCTGTAACAGAAATAGAGTCAGCGGTGGTTACACCTGTTAGGGTATCTACTTTAAGTTGACTAGCCATTATGCGAGGTCTCCTTGAACAGCACTAAACATCATCGAATCATAGTAAGCAGAACCAGTGTAACAATATGTTTTATAAGAAGAGGTGGTTCCAGTATCAGCCCACGGAGCAACGCCTATGGCATTATTATGAAATGTAACATTTATTACAAAAGTTGCATTATTCATATTATTAGTAAAATTTGGTTGTTGTTTTCCTGTAGCCACATCTGTAAGACTAGCAACATTAAAGCTATCGGTTATTGAAGCACCATCTGCTGGTGTAGATGCCCATACTTTAGATAAACCCTGTACAACAATCGTTGTTCCACTACCCCCTTCACCTGTAGCGGTTGAGGTGTTACTTATACCACTTAAAGAAGGGGTAGTTAAAGCAGGAGATTGGGTTAGAGATACTCCACCTGTGCCAGCCTTATCTACAATGGTATCTACATTTAACTGACTGGTCATACGATACTCCAATATCCGTTAACAGTAACAGTGGCATTGTCCTGTGTGATAGGACCAGCCGATACACCGTTAGTTGTCGCACTAATTGTGATGTCAGCACTGATGGTCTGCCCATTGGTACGGATGATGCTGTCATTGCCTAAGAACGGGTAGCGTGTATCTGCCTCTGCCTTAGTGTACGAGTTTGCTACAGAGAAGGTATCATATATAACCATCTCAACTACGTCATTGAGACTTGCCCCTGTGACTAATACAACTGTTGTGCCTGTCGTAGCTGTATAGTCCGTACCCGGCTTGAGTAGGACACCATTCTGATATACGTCCATGTACAGGCTATCCTGATAAGATAACACCTTACTGTCGGCATCACTGCCACTGAAGCTAGTCTGTCCTGCTGTCGCTTGATATACAAAGCGATTGCGGAAACCTACTGCTGGCGATTTTCCTATGTATGGCATATTAACTTCCTACTTTATTTGCGGCTTCCGCTAAACTTTCTTCTTGTCTCACCTTTGCCGTTTTTACAACACCCAACTCAAATGCTTGTGTCACTTGTGCATCTGCGCCTGTAGCAATAGTGATATTATTCTCATTACAGTGAGATACCAATGCTGATATTATCTCCTCTTGTGCGATACGGGCGCGATTATGAAGCGCATTATTAGCCCAGTCCTGAACCGACAATGCAGCGTATTCCATGCACTTGTTTTGTGTGTCGGTTAAACTAACTGTGATATTAGGCATCTTATACTCCTGTTAAATTAACCTATTAAATAAACACATACTACAGTATAATTTCCACCCGTATATGCGTTTGCGTAGCTTGCGTTTGATTGGAATTGCAAAGTGTCGTTAGCAGAGCAATCAATAACAGCCATTGAAGCTGTGTTGTTTTCTCCTGATGAAGAACCATTATAACTCTGCACCCAGCCGTTGAAAGTGGTTCCGTTTTTAGCAAAACCCCAAAGATGATAAGTAGCATTTGTTTGGTGGTGGTTACTTGCACCTATAAAATAACGACCAGCTACGGGACAAGTAAATACTCCATTTGTATTATTCCAATGACTGCCAATATTGTGGTCTATAGTAGCAAAGGCTTTCCAAAAATAGTTACCATCATAACTCCAACTGCCAGTACCACAAAAGGATGGCTGAGACGGCATAAGCACACGTTCACTGCTATCAATCGTAATAGCGGTAGCATTAGCAGAATTAGATATGCCTGTTATGCCCTCTTTGCCAATCTTAGTTAATGCCACCGTCTATCTCCTTATGCGTAAGGGCTATCGCCCAGCACAGATGTATCCCAAGCTGCTTTGAGTTTAGCAATTGTGTCTGCGCTAGTAATTGCAGAAGCAGCAGGTGCATCACGCAGTGCTTTCTTCTTGTTTACAGAAGCAGTCTTTGCATCTGCATCGTCAGCCTCTAGTGCTTTCATGTACACGACATCCTCTGCATCAAGCAGTGGCGCACGTACTTCACGAATTTTATCCTTAAAGATAACTTTGGCTGCAGTCATATCCTCTGATATAACCTTGCCGTCCAATGACCATGCACCTCTAAAGTGACGGTCAGAAGGGACAGTTGCAGTTGAAGCATCAATCTGATTCCCGTCCTTGTCTACGATGTATGTTGTTGCCATTAGGTTTCTCCTTATGCGGCTAATTCAGTGACGCTAAGTTCCTCAGTTATCTTCCAAGCATTGCGCCACTCACGTGTGCTTGGTAACTGTTCTTTACGACATATAACCATCTTAGGTTTGTTGCCTGTATCCCAATTGCGCCACACGTGCTGTGGGCAATCTTTCATAATTAAGTATTCTATTGCTTGCTCTTCTGTCATAGCCTCTACAGGCTTTGTGTTGTGTAGCAAGTGTCCTCTGGTATGCTTTACAAAGTCAGGCTTTGCTTCATCTTTAGCTAGTTCCCAATATACCTG